CACGACCGTGTTGCTACCGTCGAGGAAACCCGCCACTTGATCTCCTACTATGCCGGTTACTTGAAAGAACTCCCCCGTTATTCTGAAGCCGACTCAAAAGTTCTCCGCCCTATGTTGGCTGGCCCCATCAATTATGTCACTCGATTAGGTGTTGCTCCTCTTGAGAACTGCCGTCGAGAACCCGCTCACTTTGTATTCTCCGGTCCCCCCGGCATCGGCAAATCAACTGTCATCGACCGAATTGTCCGCGCCTGCGCAAAATATGTCAACACTCCTCTTTCCGAATGCGTTTTCCACGTTAACCCTTCCGACGCCTATGCCTCTAAATACCGATTTCAAGACGTTTGGGTTTTCGACGAACTCTTCCAAGCCGCCGACAGCGAAGCCCGTCCTTCCATCGACATATCCCTACTTTTCAAACTTATCACTAAAACTCCTGTTACACTTAATATGGCCGCCGTTGAAGACAAAGGGACCATTGCACAATGCAATCTGGTTCTCTCTGGCTGCAATGTGCAATTCCGACCCAATCATAATAATACCATTCAACTTAGACCCTACATCAAATCCGTCAATTCCGTCGAAGCTGTCCGCCGTCGTCTCACCTATATCGTTCTCCCCCAACTTCGTCCTGAATACCAACTTATCGCTAATCGAATAGTTCGTAAAGATACAAAACTCCCCCTAGATGTCGAAATCTGCGACCATAGCGTTACTCATTACTTCCATATCCTTGGCGCCGTCGACAAGCCCATCCTCAACCCCTTCTCCGCAGAAGAAACTTGTCGTTTTTCCTATCCTGACCTCCTGCGTTTTATTACCCGCGAGTATCATCAATGTCGCAATTATGCTCCCAAAGAAACTGCCGAAGATGATTTAGCTCATTGTTACCAACCAGAAGGTTATGAGTGGGTCAATAATTTCCGTAAATCCACCACTGACATCATTCGTCGCGGTTTCGGGCCCACTCTGAACCGCTGCCTTTGCACCTATGCTACTGGCACAGTTCGCTCTACCCCCCAATGCCACAAAAGTCTCGGTGTTTACCGCAATAAACTCTCTCGTTATTTGTTTGACAACGCCTGGGACTACCCTACTGGTCATGAAATTTTCTCCCGTGATCAAAATATCGTTCGCGCCAATCTCCAAATCAAAAACGACAATGCCTACTATGAAGACCGTCTAGTCCGTATTTTTCATTCCTGGGATCTTCTTCAAGAAGAACTCACGGAACATCCCACCACGCGTCACTGGACCTCCCGTGCCGATGAAGCCGCTTATACCCCCCTTGGACCCATTTGCTTCGGTTACGTCGAAAATGAAGAAATTCGTTATGTGTTAGTTAGATTTTATACAGTAAATACTTTTGAAGCAAAACATAGTGCTGCCGACGAACCTTTCCAACCTGAAGAAGACCCTAACAAAGTCAACATCGTACCCCTCATCCTCAATCCCATCGCCGCCTTCTTCGCAGCTTTTCTCATCACTACCGTCGTTCTTAAATCAGCCGCCTTCATTGCTGAAAAAATTGCCTCTTACAACAACCGCTACAAACTTTACGATGAAACAGTCGTTTACCATGCCGAATCCGGTGAAATAATCACTAACGCCTCTCTCCACCCCGACAAACGTGTAAAAATACACGGCCGTTTCTTCGTCAAACGGTTCTCCAAAAGAACTCAAAAAGAAGAATGGTATCCAGAAGGTTTGGAGGCTGAAAATACCGATTCCCACTTCGAACGCCAAATACCCACCATCTGTAATTCCCTATATGCTCTTTCCGTAGGTGGTAGCTACATTGGTAACGGTTTTATCTCCGCCGAAGCCTGCCTCATAATGCCTACTCATTTAACCCACTATCTCAAAAACGCCTCCGTCCTAACCATGCGGCGCGAAGCCTTCATCAAAGAAGTTCTCCTCTCTGTTGAAGACGTTCCCGTCTTTACTGTTATTCCCGCCCCCGACGTCGCCGATCTCTCCATCATTCATTTCCACAGATCTGCAGTCGGTCAATTATCCATTCCTGGCTCTCGTAAGCAACTCACCAAATTTTCTACTTCTCCACCTTCGTCTGGCAAAGCCATTAATTACTTACGAAACATGGATGGAACTCTCCAGACCACTGTCGTAACCTACGCCACTTCCGAGACTACAGAAGGTTATCTCGTTGATGAATCTTCAATTACTCATTCCCCCGCCGGCTCTCGCATAGTCGACGTCAATTCTGCTTCCGGCTGGTGTGGTTCTCTCTACCTGGATGAGACCCAACCCAGCTCACCAATCATTGGTATGCATGTCGCCAGTAACAAACGGGGACGTGGCTTGATGGTTCTTTGCAAAACTGTCGCTACCGTCCCTTTCCCGATCCCCGTGGGAAATGTTTACCCAGCTGATCCCACCGCTCCTTTTTGTGGTTTCACTGAAACTTCCATCGCTCCTGTCCATGTCTACCAACCTACCAATAAGAAAATTACTTCCCGTTTCTTCCCTACGCTCACTCCTGCTTACGCCATGTCCCGCCTCCACCCCTTTAGTGTCGGTGGTGTCAAAATAGACCCCGGCATTTCCGCTTTCCAACGTTTCAACGATGTTACCCATCGTGCTCCTTCTCGCACCATCAGTATTCGCCCCGCTGCTATCGCTCTCTCCAATATAATGAAAACCAATTATTCTACATACCCCTTACCCACCTGGGAAGATACTATCACAGGTGGAGGCGAATGTCCAAGCATTGACGGCTCCAAGTCGTCCGGTTGGCCTCACGGAGGTCCTAAAAACCTCTTCCTGTGGCGTGATGAAGAAAAACGCCCTATCCCTTCTGCTGAACTCCTAACCATGCTCGACAGTGTAATCGAAACTCTTGCCCCTGAAGATTTCGCTTCCATGGATCCTTCTGATTTTGAAGATTCTTCTTCTATCGTGAAGGGTTGCCTGAAAGACGAACCCACTAAACTTTCCAAACTCGACCTCAAATCCCGACTTTTCGGTATATCCGAAATCCGAGAGTTCCTTATCCAACGCCGTTTCTTCTTTGACCTTGCTATTAATTTCACTTCCAAAAATCTCCTCTTTTGTTCCGCTTTGGGCCTTGCCCCCGATGATTTCCCCTTGATCCACGAGCACCTTTCTGCCGTTGGACCAGGAGGTTTTGTCGTAGCCGCTGATTTCACTGATATGGACATGCACGTCTCCGAAGAAGACCTCCTCGTCTGTCTCCTCTTCTGGTTCCAGTTGAGAGGTTATGACAACGGTCCCGTCCGCCGTAAGGTTGACCCCCTCTACCCCCCCCTTTCTCGCTCCGATTTTCTCCGATATCGTATAGTCCGTCGCCTCGCTAACTATATCTATATTTACCGTAACCGCTTTGTCGCTCCTGGACAAGGCCATCCCTCTGGTTCCG